GGCGACCCGCCGACGCCGCCGAACGACGGCGCCGGCGAGCCGCCCCCGGCCGACCCGCCCGCGGGGGACCCGCCGGCCACCGATCCGGCCCCGGCCTGGTGGCAGGACGGCAAGCGCTTCACCGAGGAGCAGCGCCGCACGCTGGAGGCCAAGGGCTGGACGCTCGACGACCCGGCCGAAGCGCTTCAGAAGGTGCTCGCCTCGCAGATGCAGGCCGAGCGGCGGATCGGCCAGGATCCCGCGAAGCTGCTCACCCGGCCCGAGGATCCGTCGAAATACGCCGCCTGGGCGCGCGAGCACGCGGCCGCCCTTGGCCTGCCCGATTCGGCGGAGGGCTACAGCTTCGACGACGTCGAGCTCGGCAAGGGCATCGAGCGGGACAAGGATCTGGAAGCGCAGTTCCGGACCATCGCTTACGAAGAGGGCATGACGCCTGCCGCGGCGTCTCGCGTCGCCAAGGCCTATGCCGAGCATCTGGGCGGGCTGGGGGCCAAGGTCGAACAGGACCTGGCCGCAGCGACGCAGCAGATGGAGGAGGAGCTGCGCGCCGACTGGGGGGACAAGTTCGCCGAGAAGCGCGAGCTGGCGCGCAAGGGCGGGCTGGCCCTGATGGCGGAGGCCGGGCTGGCCGACGACGCCCAGTTCGCCGTGATGCAGGCGCTGCGCGAGAAGGCCGGCGATGCCGGCATCATGCGCCTCTTCGAGGCCGTCGGCCGGATGATGGGGGACGACGCCCTGGCGCGGGGCAGCGATGCGAACCGCGGCCTGGGGTCCACGCCGGCCGAGGCGCGCGCCGAGCTCGCGCGTCTGCGCGCGCCGGGCGGCGAGTACTACGAGGCCACGAGCAGGAACGACGCGGGCGCCATCGCCAAGCTGAAGCCGCGGATCGAGGCGCTCACGAAGATCGCCGTCGGCTCGTAGCCCCGGCATGGCGGCCTGGCGAGATTTCCTCTTGCCAGGCCGCGCCGTCGCCGGTTACTTAATCAGCGATCGGCAACCCCTCATGGGGTCGGGACGACAGCCGGAAAGACGGCCGGGTAGCGCACGACACGCGCAGAACGGGTCCGGAGCTTCGCAGCCGGGCAACCCCTTCGCAACAACCCATGAACATCGGTTTTTGCTTGAGGGGGGATCATGCCCACCAACACACTCGAAATGAAGGTCACGGACGTCCATCGCACGACGTACCGCGACAACGTGCAGATGCGCGCGCAGCAGAAGAAGTCGCGCATGCGCAGCGCCGTGACCGAGATGTCCGTCACCGGCGAGATGGTCAACGCGGCCGACCTGGTCGGCGAAGTCGAGGCGGTGCGCCGCCCTGGGCGCAGCCGCACCAACATCGACAATCCGCCCACGAACGAGCGGCGCTGGCTCTACCGCCGCGACCCGATCGAAAGCGGCCAGTACATCGACAAGGTCGAGAAGCTGGACCGGGCGATGGACCCGACATCCATCTACACGACGACGCACACGAACGCGGTCATCCGCGGCATCGACGACGTCTATCTGGGGGTCGAGAAGGGCGCCGACGGGATCTGGCGCGTCGGCGAGGGCGGCGTCATGGGCGCCGCCGGCGAGGGCAAGCGCGGGACGGTCAAGAAGGCCCTTCCGTCGGTCTGCCACACCCCGCACGGGTCGTCGGGGCTGACCACCGAGAAGCTGCGCGCCGCGCTGAAGCGCATGCGCTTCGACGAGTTCGGCATGGATGAAGACGACGAGCTCTATGCGGCAATCGGCCCGGAGCAAATCGACGACCTCCTGGTGATCGCCGAGCAAAGCGGCACGGGGCTCACGCAATCGGACAAGGAAGAGATGAAGTCCGGCCGCCCGAAGATGCTTCTGGGTGTCTCGTGGATCTGGATGAACCGGCTGCCGTTCAACGCCGCCAACGATGCCCGGATGATCCCGATCTGGTCGAAGAAGAACATCGCGGCCGGCGTCTGGCAGGACGTCGACGGCGACATGTGGAACGACGGGCACGCGAAGAACACGCCTTACTGCCATGTCGACGCGATCGTCGATGCCGTCCGGGTCGAGGACCTGGGCGTGCATGTCATCGAGTGCGCCGAGACGCCGCGCTGACCGCGACCGCCGCGCCCCGGCCGCCGGTCGGGGCGCCCATCCATCCGCGGCCGTGAGCGGCCCGAGACCAGGAGGGCCAGATGCCCGTCGAGACCCCGAAATCCACCCTGTTCCAGGATCGCATCGCCGAAGTGCCGTCGCCCGATCCGATCCTCTACCATGGCCGCATCGGCGTGATGACCGGCGAGGTCGCCAACGCGGCCGATGCGTCGGTCGGGTCCAAGTACCACCTCTGCGACCTGCCCGCCGACTGCATGCTGCACCGCGACACGTTTTTCGTCGTCGATCAGTGGGGCTTCGGCGGCGTGCGCATCGGCACGTTCGACGACGCCGACGCGCTGCTGTCTGCCGCGAAGTCCGACGCCACGGTCCAGTATCCCGTCGCCGCGGGCGACGCGAAGTTCGACAAGCGGCTCTGGCAGCTGCTAGGCCTGACACAGGAGCCCAAGGGCCATATCGGCCTCTACGCGCACACCATCGCCGGGGCCACGGGCGCGGGCACGCTGCGCTTCCAGATCGTCACGATCGGCACCGTCTGATTGTGGCTTTGCCGGTCGCCGATAGCGGGATCGCCGCCCGGGCGTTCGAGCTCCTCGAGCTGCATCCCTTGTCGTCGCTCGGGGAGGGCAGCCAGCGCGCCGTCCAGGCGGACGCGGCGCTGACCGACGCGCGGCATCTGTGCCTGTCGTCGAACGACTGGTCGGACGCCTCGCGCCTGACGACGCTTCCGCGCGAGGCGTCCGCGCCGGCCGTCGTCCTGGACGGCCGCGACGCGGCGTACCGGCTGCCGCCCGAGTGCCTCGTGGTCCGCGAAGTGAGCGATGGCGGCCGCGGCCTTCCCTGGGTCAAGAGCGGGCGGCAGATCGTGGCGCCTGCCAGCCCCGCCCTGACCGTCCGCTACACGGCCGACGTGCCGCGTGAGGCCGAGCTGTCCGCGCATCTGCGCCTCGCCATCGCCGTGCAGATGGCGGTGCTGATGAGCGACCTGCACACGACCAGCACCTCGAAGAAGCAGGAGCTGCGCGATCAGCTTCAGGAGGCCCTTGCCGCCGCCCGGCGGTTCGACCGCGGCGCGGCGTCGGGGCAGCGATACGACGGGCGGGACGACCAACCCGACTGGATCGACGCGGCTCTGACATAATGCGGACGTCGCCGATCCAGACCGCCTTCAACAGCGGAGAGATCAGCCCGCTGCTGCACGGCCGGGCCGATTACCAGCGGTTTCAGACGGGCCTGCGCACCTGCAACGGCTTCCTTCCGATCCGGCAGGGCGGGGTGACGCGCATGCCTGGGACACAGCACCTCGGGTCGACGCATGGCGATCAGGAAGCGCGGTTGATCCCATTCACCTTCTCGGTCGCCGACAGCGTCGTCATCGAGATGACGGCTTATACGATGCGCGTCTGGCGCTATGCCGACCTGATCCACCGAGGCGAAGCCCCCTACGTCCTGCCCACGCCCTACGACATCGCGGCAGTGAGGCGGTTGCAATGGGTGCAGTCGGCCGACGTCATCTACTTGGCCGACGGCGTCCTGCCCATCCATCGCCTTGAGCGGCGCGCACTCAACGACTGGGCCATCGCTCCGTTCGAGCCGGACGACGGCCCGTTCGAGACAGGCAATCTCGACCAGGCCCGCACGATGAACGTCCGCGTCTCGGGCGAGCCCCGACACTACTGGGCCGGCACCGTGGTGTCGCTAGAGGGCGAGGGCGACGTCTTCACCGCAGACATGGTCGGGAGCCTGATCCAGATCGAAGCGTTCGAGCACCCCGACATCCCGCTCTTCGTGACGAACTCCGACGTGCGGGTGGGCGACTACCTGCGCGCCGAAGGACGCCTGTACCAGCTTGTCGAAGTCGGCGGGAACGGGACAGACGGCCACGCTGGCAAGACGGGAAACGTCGTCCCCTCGCATGCCGAGGGCATCGTCCTGACCGACCCGGACGTCCGCACGAAATGGCGGTTCGTCAGCGATGGGCGGGCGGTCCTGCGCATCGAGACCGTGACGGGCGGCACCGACGCGACGGCGACCGTCGTCCGCACGGTCCCACCGTCGATCGTGAACCGCCCGACCTATCGCTGGGCGCGCGCGGCCTGGTCCCCCGTCAACGGCTATCCGGCTGCGCTGGAAATCTATGAACAGCGGCTGGTGGCGGCTGCCACTCGGGCCGAGCCTCGGACGATCTGGTTCAGCGCCGTCGGCTCCTTCGGTGAATGGGCCGCGGGCGTCGATGCCGACGCCCCGTTCGCCTACCGCATTTCGGGCAGCGACTCGCTCAATACGGTGCTGTGGCTGAAGGCAGGTGCGCGCGGCCTGCATGTCGGGTCGCTCGGCCAACTCTATTCGGTGCGGTCCGAGACCGCTGGCGCGGCGATCGGCCCGACGAACTTCATGCTGGGGCTGGACGCGGGCACGGGTACGCATCACCGCCCTCCGCTTGCGCCTGACGGAAAGCCTATCTTGATTTCGCAGGACAGGCACCGCGTCTACGAGATGGCCTATGCCTTCGCCGAGGACCAAGTGCGGCCCGTCGAGCTGTCGCTGGCTGCGGAGCATCTGGGCCCGCGTCTCTTCGAGGATCTTGTCTGGCAGGACAATTTGCAGCGTATCGTCTGGGGGCGCATGGCGGACGGCACGCTGACTGCGCTGCTTTACGACCCGCAGGAGGAAGTCCAGGGCTGGGCGCGCCTGTCGGTTGCGGGCGGCCATGTCGAGAGCCTGACCACCTACGTCAACCCGACCGACGGCCGGGACATCCTGATGATGGTCGTGCGCCGCGAAATCGGCGGCCGAACCGTCCGATTCATCGAGCGGCAGATGGCGACCTGGGGTCTGCAGGTCCGGCCTGCGATCCGGGCGAACCACCTGTTCGCGATCCAGGGCTTCGACGCGGGCGACGGCGAGCCGCAGAGCACTTTCCAAGTGTCCCACCTGGACGGGCAGGCTGTCTACGCCTGGACCGAGGCCGGCACGCTGGGACCGGCCGTCGTGACGGACGGCGAGGTGACGTTCGAGCATGCCGTGCGCAACGCCTTCGTCGGACTTCTGGACGAAACGCACGAGGTAGAGACGCTGCCGATCCGAGCCGCCTCGCGCGACGGGGACACAACCGGCCGAAAGCTGCGCCTGAAGTCGGGCGGCGGGGTCCGGCTGCATCGGACGGCAGGGGGCACCGTCGCGGCCGTCGCTCGGGACCTGCGCGAGGGCACGATCGCCGGCGATGTGCAGCATCTAGTGCCCGACGTCATCGGCGGCGACGACCAGGCGATCGTCTCGGGGGTTTCGGAAATGCAGGTGCAAAGCGGTTTTGCCAGCGAGGTCAGCTTGCGCTTCCGCCCAAGCGGGGCCGCACCGATGACGGTCCTGACCGCGACGGCTGTGATCGAGGAGGCCGGCGGCTGATGTGCTTCCAGGCGATCCCCGCAGCCCTCGCGGCAATGGGCGGCGCCGGAGCCGCTGCCGGGGGCGCTGCCGCCGCAGGCGGCCTGGGCGCGACGTTGAGCACGGTCGGCACGCTGGTTTCCGCCGGGGCGGCGATTGTCGGCGGCGTCAACCAGGCGCGGGCGAGTTCGTACCAGGCCAAGCTGCTCGACCAGCAGCGCCAGACCGAGGCCCAGCTGTCTGCCATCGAGGAGGACCGCACCAAGCGTCGATTCCGGACGCAGATCGCCCAGCAGCGCGGCGAGCTGGCGGCGCGGGGCGTGGCGCTCGACAGTCCGACGGCGATCCTGCTGGGCGAAAGCGCCGCGCGCGAGATGACGTTCGCCGCCCAGGAGGTCCGCAATCGGGGCGGCGCCCGGCGGGCTGAGCTGACCGGCGCGGCCAGCGCGGCCCGGGCGCGGGGCCGCCAAGCCTTGCTCGGTGGCGGGCTGTCGGCTGCCAGCACCGTACTGAGCGCGGCGCCCGAGCTGTGGCCCGGGCTCTACAACCGGCAGGTAGCGCCGGAATGACGATCACCGTCCCCCGCGCCGGCGACACGGCTGGGCGGTCCGCCGACGTCGCGCGGTTCGTCGAGCCGGACCGGACCCCCGAAGGGCTGGACCGGCTGGGCCAAGCCATGGCGCAAGTCGGGAACCGGATGACGGAGGACCGGACGTCGCGCGAGCTTCAGGCCCGCACGACCGACATGACCGCCGCGTTGAACGGCCTGCGCGCGCGGGCCGAAGAGATCGGCGACCCCGACGAGCTGGACGCCTTCTGGTCGCGTGAGAGCGCTGCGCTGCGCAGCCGCTTCACCGGGACCGAAGTTAGCCCGCAGAACCGCTTCGTGCTGGAGGACCGGTTCAACGGGCTTGCCAACAGCCTCGCCCACGGGATGGGCCTCAAGGCCATCGGCCTGCGCAAGTCGCAGTCGGCGGCCAACCTCGCGGCCTACCAGCACGAGGCGGGCATCGCGGCCGCGGGCGTCGACGCCTCGGGCCGGG